AGATGGTTCGGTTACTAGTACGTCATTTGAAACAATTGACACTGAGATCGCTGCATTAAGAACGGTCATCAAAGACGGCACAGTTAAAACTAATTTACGTGGCATGACGCCGTTTGCAACTGGGATGTATTCAGCCGCTGACGTATCACTAGGTGCTGGTCAATTAGCGTTATTGGAAGGCTATTCAACCTCACAGGACCCAAACTTTACCGCAACCGGCCTAAAGAAAACTGGCTATGTAATATTAGATGCCAGTGCTGGGTTAAGCTTGCATGGTACAACACAGGCGATTAACTTTAGTGGGACTGACCAGAACCAAACTACCGGTATCACGATGAATAGCTACGGTAACATTATTGGCTATCCCAATGCGACTTGGTGGCGGATTGTTTCTAACTCGGGCTCAAACATAGCTAACTTTGGGATTGATAGTGCTGGTTCAAACGTCATTCAGTTTAACCGTGAACTAGATATTGGTAACTTCCACATAAATACCGGCCATACGTTTACTAGTGCTGATAACGGTGATATTCACTTTGCTAAAGGTGGTGGCGGGGCCGCTAACATCTATGCTGGTGCCGTTCACTATACTAGCTTAGTTAAATCGTCCCTATTAAGCGTTAAGAAGGACGTTAAAAAGGCTGACACAGCTTATTGGGCACAGCTAGTTAACTCAATTGACTTGGCAACATACCAATACAAAACCGACGATAATACCAGTCATTTGCGATTATCTAGCATTGTTGACGACGTTAATGTAACAAAACAGTGGCAATTGCCAGATGTATTTATTAGTCGTGATGAAAACGGCAGGTTAAATGGGGTGGATGACAGTGTGCTTTTAAATGCCACCCTAGCTACGGTACAGGAACAACAAAAGCAGATTGATCAATTAAACGGGCACAATATGGAACTAGAGGCTAGATTAAATAAATTGGAGGCCAAATTAAATGAATAGTATTTTGATTACGAATTATAAACCAGATTACACGAACAACATTATGACGATCAGCATTCAGATTAACACGTTGGGTATCAACTCACAGGTAAGCATTACCATGGATGACTTTAACACTGCCATTGCTGGCGGTGCTGGAGGGGCAGATAGGGTTAAATTGAAGGTGTTGAACACGCTTATCGATAGTCTGACCGCTTTAAAGCCAGTTTCTACGACAACTACTACAAAGGAGGCTTAAATTATGAATGTTGATGTACAGGCTTTGATTAACAAGCTGACGAGTAACTATGCCCAAGAGATTGCCCTTAAAGACCAGCAATTAGCGATGGCTCAAGTTCAAATTGACCAGCTCAATTCCAAGTTGGCTGAAAAGGAGGCAGATAAAGATGGCGAAAACGCTTAGTTTTACTGATACGTCACCACAGACTGTTAAAATTGGCGATACCACCACTAGCTTTACGTTAATTTGTGGCAATGATAACGTGGCAACGGACTTAACTAATGCCACTTCAATTACCGTTAAATTAGGCAATGCTAGTGGCTATCTTAAATCGGCCGCAGTTGACCCAGCTAGTTTAACGGACCCAACAACTGGCCAAGTTACCGTTACCTTTAACGCTGACTTGATGACTAGTTTAACCGCTGGTAGCTATGCCATTGAAGTATGGGTGGTTGATAGTACTGGTACGTCAATCTATCCTAGTGATGGGTCAACCGGCTTTACCATTACTAATAACATTCAAAGTACCAATAGTAGCACGATTACCACGATTACTTTTGATGACTTTGTCAATAAATTTAATGACATTGTTGCCAATACTGTTAAAGTCGTCACCCAAGCGCAGTATAATGCACTAACTGACAAGAGTGGCTTGTACGTGATTCAGGGGTGATTTAAATGGCAGATATAACACATGGAACGTGGATTAACAATGGCACACCAGTAGACGAGGTTTTCAGCAATGGTAGACAAGTATACGGCAGAAACCTGTTGATTAATTCCTCCAGTTCGGCAACTAACAAGTACACAATGATACCTGGAGCTAGCGCTAATATAACTGGCGTATATAGTAGAACTGATAGCTATGAGCAAGTGATTGCTAGTTCTGGTTTTGTTGAGCTTTTTTACCGACCTATGGTTCCTTCTACGAGTAATTTATATGGCTTAACCCCGGGAGAAACCTACACTTTATCTGGCAGTGCCAGCCATACAACTGGCGAACTAAAATTTAGAGCAGGATATGGTACCAACGGAAAATGGTCTGGCTCAGATATTACCGATTTAGGAATAGCTGTTAGTGATGGGTCAGTATTTACACCATTTTCATATACCTTTACTATCCCCGTTGGAGTTTCTGGCGCATATATCAGTTTGCAGAATTATGATTATACTGCTGGTGGCCTATTTAGATTTAATAATATGAAGTTGGAAAAGGGTAGCGTAGCGACCCCTTGGACACTGTCGCCAGAAGACATATTAAACTAGGAGGTAGACAATTGAATAAGCACAAGTTAAAGGCACTCATCTTAACGGTGGGCGCCATTTTTATGGCCTTTTTAATGGTCAATGTTACCAGTCAGGCTTCAACTAGCCGTGACCAAGGGGTCGACTGGTCTAAGTATAACGGCAATAGTGGCGTATTCGGATATAGTTCCGATAAGTTTGTGTTCTCACAGGCAGGTGGCTTCTATGGTGGGACTAATATCCCTCAGACCACGTATAACAGCCAAGTTAAATCGGCTCAACAGGCTGGTAAACGGGTACACACGTATTTGTGGGACGGTGTTGGTGGCAATATGACCAATGCCAAGGCTATGATGTCCTATTACTTGCCACGTGTTAGGACGCCCAAGGGTAGTATTGTAGCACTAGATTATGAGGACGGGGCTTCTAATAGCGTGACAGCCAACACTAATGTCATTCTAGCTCAGATGAAGCTGATTAAGGACGCTAGATATACCCCTATGCTGTATTCCGGCAAGGCCTATCTAAGCGCCCATGTTAACACTAGCGCCATGGTTAAAGCCTATGGTAATTGTCTATGGCTAGCTGAATATCCGGACTATCTGGTTAGAACTAAGCCGGATTACAACTGGTTCCCATCAATGGACGGTGTGGCGATCTTCCAGTTTACAAGCATGTATAAAGTAGGCGGATTAGACGGCAATGTCGATTTAACAGGGATCACTAAATCAGGCTACACGACTGCTAGCAAGGAACAAGCTCAAACCAACGTTAAGCATTCTCAAGATACTTTTAAGGTTGTTAAATACAACCAGCGAGGAGTATTTTATCCTGATCGAACTCTAGCCGTACGATACACGGATAGCGACAAAGTTAGCCAAGTGGCTACCTATTACAAGGGTGAGAGTGTGACTTACAACGCTGTTATTATCGAACATGACTATGTATGGGCACGTTATACCCGTTCAAATGGACTGTACGGCTTTATTAAATTAGGCGTCACCAATGGGCAAGCCTACGGTAAGCGAGTTACGGGTCAGCCGGTTAGCCACACTTTTTACACAGTCAAGTATGGTGACAGCTGGTGGTCGATCGCACAACGCAACGGCCTTGGCATGACTACATTAGCTAGTCAGAACGGCAAGACGATTTACACCACTATCTATCCTGGCCAGCGATTGGTGGTGCGGTAATGGCACAATACGACGATACAACTAAGTTATTAATGGATATTCAAAAGGATGTGGCCGCCACCAAAACGAAAGTTGAGAATATCGAAGAAAAGCTGAATCAAGTTGACGATATTGGCGACAAAGCGGACAAGGCACTGGCCAAGTCCATTGAAGCTAGTCATCAAATCGACCGCGTTACAACTATTCAAAATTGGTTGATCGGGGTCTTGGTTAGTGGCGTACTAGTCACGTTAGTTATTTATATCTTAGAAAAGTTCCTTTAGGAGGAAAAACAATGATTAAAAAAATTAGCTTCAAAAATGTTGACGGTAGCTTGAATGGTAAATTGATTGCTGGAATTATTTCCTTGCTGATCGTTTTGATTCAACAAGTCTTTGCCATGTTTGGCATTAAGTTTACTGGTGACTGGTCAGCAATTATCGCAGTATTGAACACCGTATTGACGATCCTTGGTATGTTGGGCGTTGTTACTGACGTTCAAACAGTGACAGCACCAACGGTTAAAAGTGACGAGGAAAGCCAAGTCGAAGCAGCAGCTAATAAGGTTGCTGATGAAGCACAAACACCAACGTCCACAGTTGCTGTAGTGAATAGTGCTGCATCATCTGAAACTGAATCTGATTCACAAGCGGCAAAATAGTGCTATAATAATTGTTGGCTATAACTTGATATAGAGTTTCATTCATTAAATTTCCCCTGCGCTTTGGCGTGGGGGATTTTTTGTTAACAAAATATACAAAAAAGGACCAGTCAAGACTGGCCCAATGCTTAAATAAATAAAATGGGTGTTCTGTTTATCCTCAGATAATAAAGAACACAGTTATTA